CTATAAATCTTCTCTATAGTTTCTCCTTCTTTGAGCTTCTTGTAATCCTTTAAGATTTCTCCTGATAATTCATCAGAATACCATGACCCGACCATATATGGGTCTACTGACCATGGTGTGTAGCTACATCTTGTGTTTGCAGCTTCCACCATGACCTCACATAATCTTTTACCAGCAGCTTCAGCATTTGCTACAGGTGCTTGACCAAACACTTCATCATGCACTGTTACAAGGAGCTTAAACCCTAATCTTTTTAGCTCCTCATCATTATGAATCATAACCATTGCTAACTTAGTCATTGACGCTGCTGAGCCTTGAATACGTGCATTAAGACATTGTCTAAGCGCTCTGTTTATAAACCCACCATTATCTTTAACTACAAAGCCATCTTTCTGAGCTTGCATGATAATAGCATCTCTATCTTTCTTCCATTTAGCTCTAGATAATCTTTCTTTGTAGCTATTAATCTGCACAGTTACTCTATTATCTTCGTGTGGAATTGAATCTAAAAGTGGGTTGAATTCAAACGAACCTCCCATTGGGTATACTTCGAAAGGTTCTAATGTACCATCTGGAATATGTCTTCTTCTACCGAAGATGTCAGTTATATAACCTTTCTTCTTAAGCATCTCCTGAGATTCATCTGTAAACTTCTTTACACCTTGGAAGCCTGCATAGAAATCATCTATAATTCTATTCGCTTCATCAAAAGGTAAATCCATTCTTTCAGCTAATGTTTTTGCAGACATGCCGTAAGTAATCACATTATTCTCATATTACTATGAGTGTAGACTATTTCATTCTCCTTATGTAAGGAGAGAGCACTTCGAACGGTAGCAAACTCCGCCCTACTCCCTGTCGGGATAGTCGTTACACTTTCAATTAAGCTTAGCACGGCATTAACCACAATGGCCTTCGCCGTTAGCCACAAGTTATTTATTCTTTTCTTGTGACACCCCATTGCAATTTGGGTTCACTTTCTTCTTCGATAGAGATTACTCTCTAAAGGGGCATTACAAATTGGTAACAGCCAAAACAGTAAAAGCTTTCGCTCTACCCAACAAAACTGTCTTGGCTTTACTTCTACGTGCTTTACCTTCTGGGTTCAATTTACCACCATTTCTTGGGTCAAACTCCAGGTTATCTTCATACTCATTGTGAAAGCACTTACTACCAATGTATGCATATAGATCTTTCTTCTCTCTATATGCTTTTTGCATTTCTTCATCTTGCGCGAATGCACACAATGAACGAGGCTCTTGTCCCGACTTACTCAGGAATAGTCTCCTCCAACCAAATTATATCTTGTTCTTGTTGAAATCGACTTTACCATATAGCATCACCCTCTTTCTTTAGTGTAAACTTTTATTTTTTATTATAAAACTTTCTATTCAACTTGTAAACTTAAACATATAATCTATAGATGTCACCAACCACTTCAATCTTTTCTACTATATCAAATGTGTCTTCTGTTTGCAATAGATGATCTCCAACCTTAATGTCTTTTGCAAACTTCCAACCATCTTGTGTTTCTACTTCATCTGTGTATGGAATATCGTAATAGTTATCCATAATCTCCACCTTTTTATAATCTATACCTGCATCAAAAATTAATCTTATTTCTTTAGAATGAGAAGGTATGTTTTGTAAGTTCTTTTTGTTATCATATAGGCTCTTTATCCTATATATCTTTAGTTTACTATTCACTAAAGAACAGACTATCTCTCAAACCACTTATGTGGCCAACAGGCACTCGTGTCAGGTTTATTGTTTATGCTACTCACCTATTAGTCGTTACACCTTCTAGTTACTTTACGCATGTTCACTAGCTTGGCACGGTATTAACATTTCAGTCTTTACCGTTTTCACCTGTTTATGCATTATACACATTACTATGTATACGCCCAATTTTATTTAGGATTACTACTACTAAATCTACCTGTACCTGCTCCACACTGGTTAAACCGTGCATGAACTCTTCCATCTTTTTGCCTATACCCAGGTATAGCGTCAATGAATGTATCGAGTAAGATATCTATACCACGCTTTTCTAAAAGTAATTCGCAGAGCTTTATTTTACCACCAAGTTCTTCTAGAATGTTAGCACCTGTACCTCTTGGAGCTTTCTTGTCAATAACCGGTACTTTGAAGATGTCATATAGTAAAATTGCCATTTGAGTTGACGAACCTAATTCTGGAGGATCCATGAGTTGTTCGTTCTTTGACTTTGCATACCCAGTTCCCTTTGAGTTCAATGGTTTTGCATTAGCTTCTGGTGTTGCCCTCCATGCATCAATCATTGGTCTTAAATTCTCAAGCTCTTCATCAATCTTCTTTTGAACTGCATCTGACTTTTCGTGGTAGATAGAAGATATTTTACTTGCGTAATCTGTATCAATATATACACCATTCATCTCCATATCTACTACTGCATCGATAACTGGAATCTCAATGTTTTTGAATAACCAATATACATCTTCATTCTCTGGCTTTCTAAATATATCTCTCTGATACTTGAATAGCTCGTAAGTCATAAATGAATCAGTTGCAGAATATAGTGCAAATAAATCAGGGTCAATTATTGAATATGGTAAACTAAGAAATAGATGTTCGATGTCGTACTTATCTTGCTCAGGATCTATATGCATCTTATATTGTGTTTTCAAACCCTTTTGCTCGTTCTCATCTATTAACTGAGATGCTACCATTGTGTCCCAATCTGCATGAAGTCTAATCCCACAAGTTGTCATGATAACTTCTATATCAAATGTTGCGTTATGGTATACTTGAAATACATTAGCATCTACTAATCTTTGCAGTTGTTCTCTTAGTTGCTCTTCTGTTACCTGCCAGTTTAAGTGCTTACCATCTAAAGTAGTATGGTGCATTGGTACATAAGCATACTTTTGGCCTGGAGTATATAAACATGCTCCCATAATGAAACAATCAAATGAATTCAAAGTACCATGACCAGTTTCATCACCGGTTTCTGTATCTATTGCAATAACACCTTGCTCTATAGCTGCATCAATGTACTTAACTAAGCTATCATAATCTTTTATTGTTACTATGTTATCTTTGTGATGGCCTAATACTTTTGGTACTTCTTCTGCAATGATTGCTAACTTATCTTCATCAGATACAGTCTTTGATTTGAGCTTTTGCTCTGTTGTCTTCTCTTTTACTTCTTTAGGTTTCTTAATCTTTTCAATTACCTTCTTTGTTAGAGCAGAGTCATCTATATCAAACTCTTCTCCCCATAATGATGAGACCATTTAATCACCTCCACTGTTACATTATATCATAAAAATAGCCCTAAGTAAACTACCTAGGGCTAAAGTTTTTTAATATGTTACTTTACGAGGTGCTGATGAATACTCACTAGCATTAATTGCTGTTGGCTGTGCAGGTGTTTCTACTTTAGTAGGTTCAACACCAGCCATAGCAGCTAACTCTTCAAACTTCTTATCCAACACTGCGTGACCAACGATATTGTAACCTTCGAAAGCATCATCTACTTTCTTATAGATGTCGTTGTTATAAATTGCTGGGTTGCTATAAAGAATAGAGTAAGTTGTCTGCATGTCACCAGCTTTACCAGCTCTCTTTACCTTGAAGATGATATCGTTTACATTACCGTACTCTGCAAACAACTGGGATAAAGTCTGAACATATGCTGTAGGTCTTTCCCAAATCTTTGGAGTTGCAACCACGTTATCATTATCATCACGAGTGTATTCAATTAACTTAATGTAAAATCTCTGCTGCATCTTATTTCCGCTTGCACATAATGGGCACGTATCAACTGGGTCATTAAACCCTCTTAAGCAATTAACACGACGATACTTACCATCAATGTTAGTGCTGTGCGTAGTTAAGATATCGAATTCATCCGGTGAGTTGTAGCAGAATCTTACAATTGCTTCATCTCCATCATCTTTTAAACCGAAGAATCCAACTCTTGGTCCGTTCTGTGCTGCTGCATAAGCTGCTGCTCTTTCTTTGTTCTGTTCCTGTTGTTTTAAAAAATTTTCACGACTGATATACATAAATAATTTCCCTTCCGGTTTACTTTTCGGTTACCAACCTTTATTGTTTTATATTATAACACAAGTTTACTTATTTGTAAACTTATATTGTGCTCTATCTATAACTTTTAATGATTCAAATTCTTCTTTTGTTAAATCGTTTACATCACGGTTATCATTAAAGATAACTACATCTACTAACTTTGTTTTACTAAGCTTTTGACATAATCTCAATGTTCCGTGTTTACCTGCATCGTCATTATCAAAAGCAATTATGTAGTGCTTAGCTGGTAATGAATTTAGCACTGATATTTGATTATCTGGACAGCCACAACCGAAAGTTGCTAAAGCAGGTTTACCCCAGCCCCAAAGCGATAGACAGTTTAATTGTGACTCTACTAAGATAATTGTATCACAATTTTTCGCTTTGTCAATAGCGTATAGATTAGATTTGTCAAAATCCTTGTCGATGTAAAACTTCTTACCTTCTGTTGTTCGCCTTGTTAAAGCAATGATGTCTCCATTCTTATCCTTCACTGGAAACACAATAGCTTTATACTCAGGATCATACATAATCTGGAAGTCTCTAATAACTTCATCTGTAAGATGTCTTTTCTTCATATATGGGTGGAATGATTCAAACCTATCAAGAGATAATATACACTTCTTTTTTACTATTTGTCTAGGAAGAATTATTCTATCTAGAGCCATATATGGTTTAGCTTCACCTTCACCAAAGTTATCCTTTAGCCAGCTTTTAGCTTCACTTACAGATGAGTCTAAGCAAAGAGATACAAACTTTTCAAATGACCCCTTTTCACCACAGGTCAAGCAATTGAACGTCCCATAGTTTATATCTCCATCTCCAGTGTAAACTGAACAAGATGGGTGAGTCTCAAGGCCTCCCTTATGACTAGGGCAAGTTACTCTTATATACTATTGCTTATCTTCTACTACTTTGAGCTTACCATTAAGAAGTGTTGATTGAAGCTTCTTTAGAATGTCAAGTATTGGTGTTGTGATTGCTATTCCATCTACTGTTAGTATGTTACTCAAATACTTTATCTCCTGAACTATAGTCTTGTTCACTATCATCATCTGCTGATTTAATAAACTCAAAGTTACCTTTATCAAAATCAACTGCGTACTTTAACTTATACACCTTTGCACCATCTCTAGCTTTAATGATATCTATAGTTAATAAATCATTAGACTTTTTCAACGAAATTACTTCAGAGGCATCCTGTGAAATTCGATCACTTCCAGCAATGTTTTCAACACCTACTACTTTACCTTCCTGCATAGCGTCTCTGTTTTGCTGAGAAGCTACTACAATTGGAATACCTTTTCTAACTTGTAGATTCTTAATACCTTTACTAATCTCTGCCATCTGTTCAAATGATTTCAAATTCCTATTTGTGCAATCTAATAGCGACAACTGGTCTACAAATAAAATATCCAATTCATATTTATCAATGAAGTTAGATAATACATCTACTGTCACTTTATCATCTGAAACCATATCTCTAGTTAAGATATAAAATTTACCATTACCACTATTCTTCAATTCATCTAAGTATGTCTTATATTGATTTGCTACCATTGAGTTACCATGAGTGATTGCACCATTAGAAATATGACTTACCATTGTATCATATCTTCCTGCTACCTTATCTACACTCATTTCACCTTCGTACATACCAACTGTAAGACCAGCTTTAATAGCAGCAGTTGCAAACTTAATCATAATCAAAGTCTTACCTACACCTGGTCTTGCGGAGATAACAAAGTATGAATTCTTTCTATCAATGCCACCACCTAAGGAATCATCTAGTTCCTTGAACCCAGTTGATACATAATGAGAATGGAAGTCGTTGCACTTATCTACATATACATCATAACGAGATGTATCATTTAAAATGTTTACTGCATCTAAATGTTTGTTCTCTGAGACTCTATTAGAAGCTGAACTAAAATAATTCATTGCTTCATCTGTCTTACCTGCTACTAAAAGATCTCTTACTTTGTTAAATGTGGATGCTAAGAAGTTCTCATTCTTCTCTTTATATAATTCGTTCAGTAAGTAAGACTTTGTTTCATTAACTTCGATGACAGAAAAGTCAGGGAACGTCTTTAAGAAAGTAGCTTGGTCTGGCACTTTATTATACTCTTTATAGTGACTTACGATAAAGTTAAACTCAGAATGTAGCTCTGGAAAGAAGTCAGCTGAGAGGTCGTTCTCAACTACAATTGAATAATCTTTATTATTGATAATATAATTGATTGCTTGTAACTCAGCTAACATTAATTAACTCCTTCTATTATCACCATCTTTTATCTCTTTTTGGATTGAATAACTTACTACTCTACTACAAAGCTTTCCTGATAAACTCTTCTTAAGATCTTCTGGCCTTTGGTTTGTTGTATAGATGCAAGACTTTAAATTTGCTGTTCTAGTATCTATCCAATAGTATAGAAGATTCAAATCATACTCACTTAATGTCTTATCACCGATGTCATCAAATACAACTAACTTTGCAGTTAATATATTCTTCTCAATTGTTAATACCTTTTCTGCTAATGAACTATCAGACATAGCGTACTTCTTTTCATTGATAAAGTTACTTACATTGATGAATAGAGCCGGTGTATCATTCTTAAAGCTAACATCTGATACTTGCTTAATATATTCCTTAAGCATCTTTGTAGCCCAAGTTGTTTTACCATTGCCAACATGAGTAGACCAAATGAGTAAATTTGAACCTTGCTTTACAAAGTCACTAATGTTTTGCTTTATTTCATTTAGCTCCCCAAAAGTTTGCAAGTCACTATCGTAAGCATCAAGCTGAATGTCATTTTTATACCTTAATGGTATGTTTGAATTCTTTAAATATAATTCTTCTAACATATCTCACCTCTTAGCATATTATATCATAAATACAATAGTTTGTAAACTACTTAAAATAGGACTCCGGATCTTTTACCTTCCCTTGGAACTAATTCTGATGCAGAATAATTGTTAACAGCTGATTCTTGCATTGCTGCTTCGTGTAAATATGACTCGAATTTATCTCCAAATAAAGTAGCCGGTCTTAAATATGCTACACTTGAAACTCCATTCTTAAACATGAATGGTCTTTCTCCCCATGAATCCCATTTACAGTCAATGACTTTCTTAAAATCATCTGTGGTAAAGCCTTCGTTTAAACGCTTCTTGACTAATCTCCTATTATCAGAAGTACTATATTTAAAATTGGTATTGCATTTATTATTTAAATACTGGATTATATCTTTAATAATTGTA